GGTAGGGATTTTGGGGATAGTCCTAGTATGATTCGCGGGAACGGGAATGCAAGAATATGTTTTTGTGTTTTATGGAAACGGCAAAATAAGGGGAGTTGAAAATGAAAGTAGTTTTCTTATTACTAGCTGTCGTCCTACTCTACGTGCTCGTTGCGTACGGCATGTCTGCCGCGGTCCTTATCCTACCGGGCCTGGGAATCTTAATGCTCATTCTTTGGCCATTTGTCGCAATCGTGAAGCACGAAGAAGACAAGGGCGTCTTCTATAAGCATGGGGCCAGGAAGGCAAAAGCCGAAGTGATGGGCGAGATTCCGGCCATCGTGCGAGTGCGGCCAGAGGCGATTCCGCGCGCTGTATCCGCGACACCCAAACCCAGTGCCGCCGAAAACGACGTTGCATTCGACGCGGCGATTGCGGCGGACATACGCCCATTGCGTTAGCGGTACGGCACGTTGACTCGCCGCACAGTCACGGTAGTGCCTGTCCAGTCGGGGCATGGCGCGTGGCTTTTTGGCATGTCGTGCTCCCATGCACCAGGTGCATAGGGTTGCCAGACCAACGGGAGCGTCAGGCCGTCGAGTCCGTTGGCCTCGATCCAGACGGAGGACGGGTACTCTGCGCCCCAGTAGCATGAGGCTTCGTATTGGTGCCAACCACCGGAGTAAACGCTGTAGGTCAATCCTACCGTGATCTGGTGTGTCTCTTTGGTCAGACTGACCGGGAGGTCGTGGTTCTCGCCCGTGGTGCCGCCTGTGTCGGTGGCGACGGAAACCTGCTTGATCGTCCGAGAAATGCACTGCACATGGAGCGTGAATCGCGGGCTGCCCATCAGGTAGGGTACGTTTGCGTCAACCAGGAAGCCGCCGGTATTGTAGAAGTCCCTAATGGCTAGGTAGTATGCTTTCGAGACCGGACCCGACCATATAACCTCGAAACGAGTGTTCGTCGCTGGAACGGGATCCCAGTAGTTGGTAAACAGAAAACCCAACTTATCGTATATGTCCTTTGGGCCTGACGCGGCAATCGTTCTGCTTTGCGTGATATTCCCATCCTCATCCAGCAAGTTGAATGTCATGCCACTGTACATGCCCGTCTCGTAATACGTTGGCATATTCGCGAAAAGCAAGTAATTCGAGGTGCCGTTAATAAGCCTCCCTGCTAGATTTCCGCCGAACAGCATCCGATCCACCAACTGAATCTTTGGATATTCGTAATCGATAAACCACCCGCTCCACTGCATGGGTGCCTCGCTCCACGGAACAGAAGGCGTACTGGGGCCGGGAAACAGCGGGGCGTTGTTTCCCGGTATGAAAAGTCTGTCGTCCCCTGTGGGCGGTAGATACTCACCGAAAGTCGCCACCCCGCCGGAATAAGCGGTAATTACCCGACTCTGTGGTTGGTCGAACGCGCCCCTCGCGTAGAACGGTGTGCGGTAAAAGTAGATGGTATCGCCAACTTTTGGCGGGAATGGCGGTTCGGGCCACACCGTCAGGGTTGCGGAGTTTGATCCGCTGTAGGTGTAGGTGCCCAAAGCGTTGACGGCGTTGTTGCCGGGATGATCACTAGCTATGCCCGTAAAGTCGGTTGCGGTACGGTTGCGGAATGCACGGCATGGCGATCCATAGAAATACGACTGGCCGTTGAACACTTCGAGAAGATCGCCCGATGCCATGTACCCAGAGGCGAAGCTTATCTTTCCGCCAGCAAACCAACCTGCCGCATTGGTGTCAGGAACGTTTGGAGCGGAAAGCTTTCCAGCCGACTCTTTTTTCGATACCCAGATACCATCGGTAGTTGGGCCAGGAATCCAGGTCGGATCTGTCCCAGGGAAAACAATCGTCACCGGAAGACCAGGTGGAAGCGTATGCTGACTCGGATCGCCGGGAGCGTGCCAATCAGGGAAGTCCGTTGTCCCATACCCCGATTGCTTGAATGTGTCGGGAAAATCATCCACCGTGATCGAGTAGCTTACGGGCGTTATCGTGTTCCCCTTGACTGACTGCGCCACGCCCTGGCAATTGAGCGTACCGAGGGCAGGGGTGAGGGTTGGGTCGTGATAACACGACGCAATCATCAGGGGGCGGGTATCAGTCAGGTTGTAAATCCCGGCATCCCGTAAGTCCTGCTCGGAAGGAGGATAGCCTAGGTAAGAAGACGGGTACGTGGTTGGTGTGCCAGTCAGCCCTGGTACGCGAATGTCGGTCATGGTGCTGCGTTGACGGTGAGGATTCCAGAAACATAGAGGATGCTGTATCGCAGCTCCCAGTAGGCTTTACTGGAGATGGAAGCGTTAATGACGAATAGGCCAGCTTCTTTCCCGTCCGTATCGCAAGAGCCGGCGAATTGGATGTCGTCGGAGTTTCTGGTACCGGAAACCGTTCCGTCACTCGCGGAGATAGCGGGGACCGATCCTCCTTGCGTCATGGTCTGGTCGTTGGCTGTCACCGTGAGGTTGGCTTTCCTGACCAAGAACGTTGAGTCGTGCCTTTCGATGGTGTAACTATCCAGAACGTTTTCATCACCCGTCACGTTGGCATGGATTGTGTACCACTTTGCCTCCGAAGTCGGCGTATAGTCGCAGGTCAGGTCAAGGTGGATCTTCGAGTTATCGCCCGATTGGATTCCCGAGATCGAGCCGGGGTAGCTCGGCATGGGATCTCCGTAATCCATGGAGAGTGCGTTGGCGGTGACGACCAGGTTTGCCTTTGTGATCGTCAAAATGGAATTCACGAAATGGAGATCGTAGTTGTAGGACGAACATGGCCCTGCTACCGTCGTGATCGGATACTGGCTTGAATCGGCACTGGCGGGCGATGTTGTAGTTGCGGTGGTTGTGGTCGTCGGTATCCCGTTCCCGCCCAGGCTGGCCGGAGTGTCTAAAGATCCGACGACCCAGCCGCTCCAGGTGCCAGCCAGGTCAGGATTCGGAGTGCCGTAGATTTTGCTCTTGTTGGGAGTCGTGTAGGTCAGCGTTTTCTTCGTGATCGAAAGGGTCTTCGATAGAGAGCACGAGTTGTAATTCGTGTCCCCTTCGTAAGTGAAGACGATGGTCCGCGAGCCTGCCCCGAGCGGGTGGTCGATATCAAATTTGAATTCCGCATGACCATTGAACGTTATGGACTTAACCGCATGGCCGAAGGATACCCCATCGCAAGTCATGGTGACGTTGCCTGATGGAATAGAGTTGACGCCTATGTTTCCGTTTCGGCTCCCTTGCGTTAGATCGATGTCGCCAGGATTCAGCACCACACTCCAGGTTACTTGCGCGCCATATTCAAAGGTGTCACCGGTCGGCGAGTGCGTTTCACTAAGGGAAGGGGTTGCTTTGGCAACGGATACGGACTGTTGGGAAGATGTGTTGCCGTTGTAATTGGCGTCGCCGCCATAAACGCCTACCAGGGAGTGCGTTCCAGCGGTCATGTAGTATCCAGTTTGCCAGCTATTGGGGTCTGTGATCAACTGCGATGCGTCCACGTAGGTATCGTCGATCATAATCTCCCGATAACCTGTTACCGCGGCGGTGCCTGTGCCTGATACGGGGGCGACGGCCATGGTTATTCGGCAGGGCTTTCCGTAGACGAGACCCGATGAGGGGGTCACCGTTACTGTCACGGGGTCGCGCTGGTAAGACGAGCCGGCTTGTAGGCCAGCAACATAGGGAGTCCAGCTTGATTCGGTGCCTAGTATGTTCGTTAGAGCATATATAGTGCGGGTCTTTTTTCGCCAGGCTCCGGTCGCTATATCAAAGCTGACGTCCGTGACGACAGTGAGATCATTCGGGGTTGTATTGGGTGCCGGACAACAGACGAGACGGTAACTATTTGTGCCGATATCAAGGACAGCCATGGCGGCCCCGTCCTGAATCCCCACCAACTTATTGACGTTCGTCACGCTCAGGTAGCCGCCAGAGCTGAGGGGCGGGATCTGATCATAAACCTGCCCGGACGTTTTGACATCGCGTAGCAGGACGGTCGAGTCGGTCGCAACGAAGGCGTTGACGATGGTGCCATAAACCACCTCGGCAAGCTGTTGGATCGACACGATCTCTAATACATTGCGGCGTGGGTTAAGGCGAGCCTGGCCAAACGCCCCGCGACGAGGACTGCCGGCGGCATCATTGCCGATGCTGTCGGACCCGAGCGATACTCGTCGAACTCCCGCCGGATTGCAGACCTTGACGAGGCTCGAATCGTAGCGGACGCCGTTCTTGTCGAGGAGATAGGCGTCTCCCTTCACGGCCGCGAGGGGATCGCTGGTCAAAACCGTCATATCGGTTTTCAGCTCGATGTACCGGATGTCGACGGGCACCGCGGGGGCTGGAGAGATCAGGGTAGCGGATTCGCGTTCGTACATGGTTACTCTCGGTTAGCAAAGCCCGTTCGGATGGTCGTTCTCGGCAAACCGCCGTCGTGCGAACTGCTCCAGGAGATTTGCGTGATCGGTGCCTCGACGACGGACGACATGCCGCCGCTCTCGATCGTGGTGAGGATCTGACCCAGTAGCCCCTGCCATGGTGCGATGCCGGCGGCGACGATCTCAGCCCGACAGCGACTGGACCCATATCGGGCGATTGCACCCGCCAGCACCATTCCCATTCGGGGCCGGTCATCGCGGGTGAAGGCGAGCCGATCAGGGGACTTGAAGAATCCCCACTTGTCGGGATCAGTATTTGTTTGAAGAAATGTTCCTGGAGCAAGCACCCACATCTCCGCATCATTGAGGAGAATTTCTTCGATCCCGTCGAGCGGGTCGCTCCCAGGAACCTCATATTCAAGCGCGAGCCGTGCGTCAGAATCAAAGGCAATGGTGACGACCATCTCGGCGGCGTTCCATATCGGCTCATGGCATGTAGGGGCCGTAGCGAGGAAGTTGTCTTTACCTAATAGGTGGCGTGGATTGCAAGTGAGCCGGACGCCCAGTCCATGACGCGGAATCCCGACATGGATCCCGGCCATGTGGGCCGGCTGGTACATTTCCTTGTCCTTCCTGATCCAGACCTGGGGCGGCATCATCTGCGGGGCATAGTCCGTATCGCTCTCGATGTCCAGCTTCGTCGGCGGCCATACGCTGTAGTCATAGTCAGATTGAAGGGGGAGCCAATGGAGTGTCTTGTGGGTGAGGAGTTGCCGGGGCGGTAGGTTGCCGCCGGCCCCGACGGAAGGCGATCCTTTGTCATCCAGCATGATTGCCGCCGAAATGGTCGCGAGGTCAAAGTTCTTCGGCATCAGCCAGAGAGAGAAGACGTCACGAAAACGCGAATCACGGCGGATATAGTCGGCCCGCTCCGCGCTATCGACGGGGTATTGCAATAAGCCATCAGCATCAGACGGAGCAGATCCACCCGTACCCTCATTGTAAGCGCGTTCATCGTCGGCATTCCACGCCATATCAATGGCGCCTTCTCTCGGATCATCCAGGTCGTCGCACTGTGAGCCAAGAAGCGAACAGCAGACCACCACCCGCTTTCCGAGCACACGGATCTTATGGACTTTGTGGTCGGAAGACACAGCGATGGTGGTGCTGAGGTTGGCGGGACTTTCGCCCGCCTTCACCCGGACTTTATTGGGGTTCGCCGGCAGTTTAGCATCACCTGCGGCGATCGCCTTGCTTTGGAGGGAGAAGACGTTTACCGTGAATGACTTATTCGAGTCGGAATAGTCAATCTTGAAATCGACGCCGAGCCGTGGGCTAATTAACTCGCGAAGGATGTGGTCGGCGGTGGTTGTCTCTGGCCACTTCTGCGCGTAGGTCAGAGATTTGAGAACGTCCGCCTGGCCGCCGAGTTTGAACTTCGGCCCACCCGTCGCGGAAAAGTCGCAATGCCACGCCAGGACATACTCAACAAAGTCGTAGGCACTCCAGATGTCTGTACCACCAAAAATATAGCTCTTGCCAGAATGATTTGCCACAGAACGATTGCCGACCAAAAGAGCATGTTGCCCTACGCGGTCGTTCATGTCAGGGAGCCAACCGAGCCAGTTATCTCCCTTGAGATCGGCTTTATCTGTCGCGATCCAGAGGCTCTTGCTGATCGATATCTTGCGCAAAATCATTTGCGGGCCGTACGCCTGCCACCGTTGTACCCCACTGGGAAATCCCTTGTCGCCTGGATTCTCCGCTCCGGTATCGCTGCCATGGATATTTCGTCCCTCGCCATAGATGCGGCCAAACCAGAGGGTTTGAAGCTCGTTCTTGACGGTGAGGCAGACGCGGATCCAGTCGCCGTCGAGTCCAAGCGGCTTATATTGCTTCAGGTCTTTATCCCACGGGTGGGCGAGGTTGCCATATTTCCAGAGAAATACCGCGGAGTCGAGGTCGTTGCCGCCGGCGTTTCGGGTAGCCGTTTCGAGCATTAGTCCGGGCTCGGTCTTCCAAGTGCCTCTCCACTTCGTTTTCGTCTGGACGACGGTCGGGTTGGTCTTGTAGGGGATCGTGCCGGCGGGTCCAAGAATTGTTTCGCCCATAGTGCTTACTCGGGGATAGGTTGAGCTGAGATTGCGTCGAGCGGAGCGGTTGGGCCAGCGAGCGCGAGGGTGATGGTATCGCTGAGCGAATCACCAACCACCCATAGAAAAACGCCGGGGGTGCCGTCGTTGCGGCGAGTTTGCACGGTCACGGCGACGACGCTGCCGGCCGCCTGAGCGGGTAGCGATGCACTCAGGACGGCCAGCGCGCCGGAAGGATACGGCTCGGCGAAAGTGATGGGCGATCCGCCGTCGACGGTGTAGGTAATCAGCCATTCGTCGGCGGTTGCGTCCGAGGCCACCAGGGCGGTCACCGTTACCACGCCTTGGGTCGTCTCGGCCAGCTCGACCGACATCGGTGTCGGCGGTTCGGAAACGACTAAGCCAGAGGTCATCGACATAGTGAGGTAAGTCTCTCCGCTGGGGCCGAGCGGAAGGAAGCCGGAATCATAGACCCCGTTGAAATAGCTCATGGCCAGATACCATGTGCCGTCTGCCTCAGTAAATGGGCTGGTGGGCGTGTGGGGGAGCGATGTGGCCGTGTCCCATGGCGTAGATCCTTCCACGGGTGGCACAACCCGGCCGCAGTAGAAGCGGTAGCAGGCCGGTGCGAAGATCCTCCATAGTCCGCGGGCTTCCGTTTCGCATCCCGACCAGGCCAGGTGGACCGACAATCGCAATTCGGCTCGCGACGGTTCGCCGGTGACGACGGTGCGACGCAGGTAGAGCGGCACGGTCCCGGAGGCGGCGATCGGCGGCATCGACAGGGCGTGCCCGGCGTCGCTTGGCACCGACCAGGTGATGTTGTCGGCGGAGATCTGCCAATGCTGCCAGTCGGAAGCGTCTACTGCGAGCCAGGCATTCAGATCGCTTATCGAAACTGCCGAGGTGTTGTGGAGGGTAATCGTCCAGTCCTGGACGTTTCCGGCGGCCGATTGCGTGGCTGTGACGTCGCTGCCAACGAGCGGGCTATTGTAAACATCCTGTAAAATCACCGTGGCCTGACTGGCTAGGGCCAGATAGTCCGCCTCGACCGAAATGGCAAGCCATTGATTCGGATCGTCGCCAAAAACAACGAATTCCCCACCCGCTGAGACATCGACGGGCAGCCCATCGGCCCCGCCTGGTGGCGACCAGGTGACCAGGCCGGCGGCGTCGATCGAGAGTAGCCCAGCACCAGGACCATTCATCGCGGCGACTGCCGAGATCCGGACGCCGTGTAATGTGCCAATTGCTTGGAGCGATACGATCGGAACGCCGGCCGTTTCGAGTTGGAGTTGGTTGGGTGTCATTTGTAAAACTGTACCAGACGCGTCACGAGGTTAAAATGAAAGCCCCATCTAGGTGCGTCGGGCGTGCGGACGATCTTCTCGGTAGGCAGGGTGATCGATGTCCCTGCGTTACTGGCGGCGTCGAGAGGAACAACCCGCCAGGTGTAGTCTTGGAGGTCTTCGAGGATGTCGCTTTCCCATGTATATTGCCATGTGAGTGCGTCGGCCGGCACCCATGTCGCATTCTTCCATGCTTCGTTATTCTTCTTCTGATCGATCCGATAGAAGGCGCAGAGGGGGTCGAGGCTGCGAGTCCAGGCGATTAGTCGCCGAGCTGGTGCCGCTTGGCAGTCGAAGGTCGCCGGATCGTAATTCGGATCCTTGGTGTCGTGAACATCGAGCCTCGCGGCCTCGCCTTCGTCCAGTCGAAAAGTGCGACTGCCGTCGAGGGTCCGCCCAAGATAAGCACCATTGAGCCACCAATGATAATAGACGGTCCCCCTCAGCCCGCTCGTCACCTCCACCTCGGTCGTGCCGTCGATCGCCACGATGACGATAGACGTCGCCATGCGATAGGGCCGATGAAATGGCGGCAGGAATGCGAGGGGCGAGAGCGACATCGTTTGTTATGGCACCTTTCCCTGTATCTGCGTGGTGCCATCGTCGCCAATGGTCTGCCTCGTGATGACCGTCGTGCCGTCGTTGGCGTACGTTTTTCTTTGGCTGCCGTTTTCCATGGCGGGACCAAAGAAGAGCCGGCCGAGCATGACGAGTAATTGCCGGAATGTCCAGTTGGCAAAACCAGTGGCCGACGTGGGGGGCGTCATGCTGATCGTGTCGAGGTCGAGGGTTGCGTTGAACCCGCCCGCTGTCGTTATGATTGCCGACCCGTCGCCCGATACTTGATCGATGATCTGCCCCAGGACCGGCAGCGTGGCGATCTGCGTTGCAAGAGCGTTGGCTGTGGCGACATTACTGAGAATGAACGTGTTGGTTGCAGTCGGTGCCGGCGACATACCGCCTGCTAGGCTCAGCGAAAGGTAACTACTTGCATTGGAGTAGCCGTTGACGAGGTACGATTTTCCAATTGCCGTACCGCTGGTGAAAGTGACCACCTGGCCAACGAGGCTTGTCAGCAGCCCGCTACTGGATGCCGTAGCGTAAAGCAGGTCGGTAATGAACTGCTTTGCCCCGGTCGCAGGTGTGGCGCGTACAGTGCTTTGTAGTGCGTTGCCGTTGCCTACCGATTGCGAAGTGAGCTGCTTTTGCCAGCAGAATGGAGCGGCTCCGGTAAGTGTTGCGTCAATGATTAGTTGCCCGAGGTTCGACACGTCGGCCGCACTGGGGGTATATTTCGCGTATCCGAGCGAATCGACGGCCCCAATCAGGCCAGTAAGCCCCTGGGCCACGCCGTTGATATAGCCAGCCAAGTCGGGCGTGCCGGTCGTTACCCGCGCGAACGAGGTGGAAACAAACGGCCCCAGGACAATCGGGCTGATTCCGCTCGCCCCAGTGATTCCGGCATAGATCGCGGGTGCCTGTGCGTTGAATGTCGCTGCATCGCCGCGGTCGGCGTCGGTGGTGACGACGTAGGCATAGGAGCCGAGATTTAGCCACGATTGCCAATCGAGAATAACGAACTTTCCCCAGGACAGACCGCCTAGGCAAAACGTGTCCGTTGCGAGTCCGCTGGGGAGCGTGATACCGTATTGGGTTGCGAGTTGGGCGGCCGTGCCATAATCGCAGACGATAAAGCAATGGTTCACCCCGTTTGCCGCCGCCTGGCCGTAGACGCAACGGTCCCTGGCTCCCACGGTCGTACTTCCGCTAGTAGACGCGGTGACAAGGGTTGTGCCATTGAGCACGATAAAAATTGCCTTGAAATTCTGCAAGGCGAGCTTAACGGCCGATTTGTTTTGCCAGTCGATCTGGCCATAGGTGCCAAGCAGGTGATGCGCCCCGGCCGCGTCTACCATACCTCCCGCCGGCCAACTCCCCGGCGTGCTCGCGAGAGCTAATACGCTGGCGAGGGTGGCCGCACTACCGAGGGTTCCGCTGTCCGTGATATTGTTGTTCGCCCTGGCCCATGCCAACACGCCAGGTGCGTTGGCCGTCACGGTGCCTGTCCAAAGCGTATCGGTCGTCTGTGGATTCCCACCCTCGGGGAAGTAGACCTGTTGGCCCCGCGTGCTACTGGATACGATTAGACTCCGCATTGCGAGCGCAGCCGACAGACAACTACCAATCGAAACAGGTGTCGAGATATTGCCAAACCACCTCACGCCCGTAGCAGTGAGACCCGTATAGGCCGTCCCAAGCAGACTGGTGTAGTCGCTAATGACGTTTGTGGAGTTTAATAGAACGGCAGGTGCTGCGGGCATTTTTTATATTCCTAGTAGTGCCAATAGGGGTAGGATAATAATCGCAATCAGAACCCCAAAAACAGATCCTACGGTGACTATGATCACGTAGGCTTGCGCGTCACTCATCTCACGTTGACGACGCTTCTTGGGCCGGGGTGCGTAGACTTCGGGCACGGCGAGTGGATCGAGTAAGTTATTCGTCATTGGCCTCATCCATCGCATCGAGGCGGGATCGCCGCTTATTTCGCAACCAGCAGGCCAGTAGACAGGGGGCCGCCGCACCCAACAGACCCATCGTTACCGGCTCCGGCGTGCCGGGTGGACCGGGGAGACTGGTTCCTTCCTCGCAGGCACACGCCCACGAAGAGAGGGCCAACGATAAAACGCAACCGAGAAACGCATTCCGAAAACGCATGATATGCCTTCCTAACATGAGCGAGAGACCACAGAAAAATATAAAAAGCATTACGAAGGATGAAGGTTCAGGGACCGGCGAGACGCTGCTCACCGATGCTGGTGCCGCGGCGAAGGAAGATAGGGAAAAGCTCGGATCGAATACCAACGTGCCGCCGGAACCGATCGTCAGGCTCCCGTCATCGGGCAGGGCATCGCTTGAGGTGGCAACGATCATTCCAGCGTTGACGAATGTCCCGCCGCTGTAGCTGTTGCTGCCTGAGAGGATGAGTGTTCCCGAACCGTTTTGGATTACTTTGCCAGTTCCTATAATCGAACTGATAATCGTTTGAGTCCCGCCGCTCACGCAAACCACACCACTCGCCGACGTACTAAGGGTGAGCGTCCCACCGGTAAAAACGTACTCGGTAGAGGAATCTGCGGTAGAGCCTAGCGCGAGGGTTCCAACGGTGGGCGAATCGTCAATCGTAATGGTTTCTGTGAGATCCCCCGTCTGGGAAAATGTCGCGGTCTGTCCCGACCCGTTCGGCACGAGGCTACTGTCCCAATTAGAGCCTCCGCTCCAATTGCCATCGCCGGCGATCCAATGCGATGAACCGGATGCCGGAATTGATGCCGTGAATACCGCCACGCTCATGGGATGCGTAGTGCCGTTATTCAGGTCCACCGTGGCCGTGATCGCGTTCGTACCGGCCGTCAGGCCCAACACGTAGCCAGATCCGCCAGACAGATTATTGATCGTGGCAGATGGATTCGTGCTGGCCGTGCCGTGCGTGGCCGCGTAGCTGTAGGTTTCCGCTCCGGCCTTTAACGCCTGGTTGACGGCCGCAAATGCCCCGGCAGAGTTCGATACCGTGAGGCTGGCCGTGGTATTGCTGCCGCCGTTGGTTGAGTAGCCATCCACGGCAATCGCCGTATCGACGCCCGACAACGTGTAGTAATCGAGTATGGCGGCTGTCGCACTGCCAAACGTGCCGGAGAGAGTCAGGCTGCCTGTGGGCGGATCGTAGAAATAATAGATCGCGCTAGACGTTTTATAGGTTCCGGTGGTGAGTTGGCCTGCGGCCTGCACGAGAGGAGTGCCGTTGATGTTGAAGGCGAATCCGGTCCAGTTGGAATTGCCGAAAGCCTCCACATCGAGTACCAGCACGTTGGCACCGGTGGTGATTGTGATCGGATCGGAAATTACTACCATGGTCGAAGATGCGCCCGTCCACGCATAACCAGGGTTGTCGAGTACGGCTATATGGGCATGGGCCGTCGCGGCCAAGGTCATAAGAATCAGGAGTGACAATAAGAATCTTTTCATGATCTCAGTTCCTTCATTATTTTGGCGTGTCGCTGTTCGATTCGCTGCTTAGTTACTCCGAGCTTTAACCCTATCTCGGCTAGCGTGCGGCCCTGCATGTAATACTCTTGCAGTAGCCATCGGTCAGGTTGGTTTACGTTTCGCAGTTTATACCCTATCTCGTCGCGATGAATGAATCGCTTCAATGTCGGATCGTCGTCCGCCAGGTCGTCGGCTAGCGTCGAGCCGTTTTGGTTCGGTTCAAACATGGAAACCATCTTCTTTAGCCGATCTGGATTCCGCTGCCGTTCCAATCGAGGTGCCCAATCCTGCTTCCGAATGATGTCGAGCATCGCGCCACGAATAAACGGATAAGCGTAGGTGCTGAATGCTCCGCGGGCCGGGTCGTGACTTCGCAGGCATTCCACTAGCGCAACAGCACCCTCTTGGATTAGGTCGTCCTTGTCGAGCGTGGAAGGCAGATAGCGACATAGTTTCGTGGCGATCGATTTCACGAGCGGGAGGTGGTTGGTCATGTTCTCACAACCCCCTTGACGCTACATTCCGCCCGGACGGCGATTCCGCCGGCGGCGATCGCGGCCTCGAATCGCATGGGGCCGACTTCGGTTACTAGGCAGTTTTCATTCGATTTGCCAAAATCATCGACGATTGTTACCGACTTTCCCTGGCAGGCGCAGACTTGCGTATTCCACGTCTGGGCGGCGGACTTGCTCCCATAGCCAACGAGAATCACCTCGAAGTGCTGGTCCTGGTAGCCGAGCTGCTGCGCTCCATAGCCATTGATGCCGGGCACCGTCCATACAGACAGCTTCATCTTCGGCGCGGGGATCACGCCGATAATACTGAAGCAGACTATGGTGTTGATGGAGGGCATGAGGGTGTGTTGGGTGTTATTTTCCTGGGTCGTGGAGTGCTGGTGCTAGTGCTGGCCTGGATTGGGCGGCGGCCTTCGTATCGCTTGCGGCACTTTCCATCGACTTAGCAGCCTGTTGGAGCAACTTGGTCGCCTCTTCAAATTCCGAGCGCACTTGATTAGCCGATTTATCCCTCATGCCGGCCGTTACTTGATCGATGCCGCCCTGTTGCTTAACGATTCCCGTAAAGAGTTTTGCACCAGAGAGCCTTAACTCTTCATTCGTCTCTTGGTTGGTTACTTGGGGATTAAGGAGTGCGTTTTTCCCGCCGCCAATACCGGTGTCCGGATCGATCGCTCCGCGTAGCGTTCGACCGTAGGCACCTGGAAGAAGGTTGGATGACTTATTCATCCAGTCGCCAATTGCAGCAGTAGTAGGACTACCCTGCGCCACAGACTGCGCATGCTGCCAGTCCCAATAATGCTGGATCAAGGTGGCTTCGGTTCCAAACTCTTCTTTGTCAATACCTTTCGTTATCTGTGCCTGTTTTCTCGCGCCCTGTGCAGCCGATATACCGGCATTTGTGGAAGGCAGCTTCAGAATCGCGCCTATCGCGTCTTCTTTTGCTGCCCTGCTGATAGCATCTGTTGCTTTTTTGACGCCCTCTTCGTTTTCGAGCAATAGCCCCATCTGTTGGACGGACTCTTGTCGGCCCAATAGCTTTTGCTTTTGCGCTGGATCCAGTTTCAGACCTTCTATCGCATGGAGTTGACTGAACAGTCCCGGCCCGGCCTTGATTAGTGCCGCCGATGCTGCGGCTCGCAACTGCTTGGCGTTCGCGTCAAGGGGATGCCCCTCTTCGTCCACCTCTAAGTCATGCGAGATAGTTCCCTTTTTGTGGTGGAGGGCCTCAGTCTTCTTCTTGAGCGCAGCGTGTTGTGCGTCCCACCGGGCTGGGTCTGCTGCCTTCCTTTGACTGCCGGTCATCTTCCGCTGCTCGGCCGTGATCTCATATTGGAGGTTGCGCTTTTCCTGGTCGAGGTCGGCAGACTCTTTATCGTACTGCTCCTGGGTGTAGCCGCTAGACTTTCCCGCCATGCTCGGGCTTCGCAATTTTGCCAAGCTCTTCTGGAGGGATACCTGCCTAGTTCTGGCAAGTTCCGGATCATTGGCCATGCTTGTATAAGCAATGGCCCCCATGACCTCATCAAGAGAAACTCCCGCCTCTTTCGATCCAGTGACGGCTCCGGCCACGGCTGGGGCAATCTGCTCTACGGATTTGAAACTATTCTCACCTACCGCGACGAGCTTACTCATAATGTCGCGGCGACTCAGATTGCTTTTTTCGCCCGCAGCCGTTTTGATGGTGCTGACTTTTTCCAGAAGTTCAGCAGGATTGTTCGTCTGACCTTGGCCCGCAAGTTCCGCAAATAGATCGAGATCGTCTAGGCCGCCTGACTGTCTCGCGCTTGCAGCCTTGAAGACCAGATTCGCGGCGTCCTTCTCTGAGATTCCAGCACTTTTTGCAATGGTCTCGGCCTTCTTAATGAGCCTGGCGTTCTCCTCCGGATCGCGATCAGAGACTTGCGCAAGCACAGAGAATGGTCTCTCGTTTTGACGGATATCTTCCCCGGCCTTGTCCTTCATTTTCTGCACGCCTTCGAGTGCCGTTTTTACGGCACCAACTGCCGTCCCAATCGACAAGAGTCCGACCGCGAAGCTCGCGATGTCTAATAAAGATTCGGATCCGAAACATTGCTTCTGCTGCTGATGGACGTTTTTCAGCGAGGATTCGTAGCCATCGGTGGCTTGTTTGACGGACCTGCCGTAGGTCTCGGCGTCGATCTTGTTCTGCTTGTGCAGTTCGTCGAGCTTTTTCAACTGCTGTTGATGCTGCTCAATCGGCGTGCGAGTGTCGGCAAACACCTTCGCGGCCTCGCGGCCCATCTGCTGCTGGGTGCGGTCGAGTTCCTTCGTCGCCTCGACCGATTTCTTGATCGCCGTCTCATTGAGTCCAAACTCCCGCGATAGGCGCGAAACGGCTTGCAGGGCCTGCGCTTCGTCGGCGGTCAGTTTGTAGGCGATTTCACCGGCCATGGGGGGTTACACTTGGTTGAGCCACCATAGATCCGCAAGCGTCGGGCGGTAGGCGGGGAAAAGCCCGCGTGCCCATCGCGTGAGGGTCATGGTGCGGAAACTAGCAACTCCGTTTTTTTTTGCAGTTCGGCCGAAAGTGCGACGAGCGTCGGCCAGTCTATCAGTGCGTCGAGGATCTGTCGGGGGCTGTCGGTATCGAGCAGGCCCAGCATCGAAACCTCCAAGGCGGTTAAACGATAGTTGACCGCGAGGCATTCGACGGCGGCCGCTGCGGCCGCTTGGAAATCAAACGTGACGGCATCGCCGACCACGACGTCCTCCGAGGCGGAGCCGACGCGTGCCTTCCAGTAATCGGCAGCCAACTGCCAGAGTCGTGCCCAGCGTGACACGACCGGCCCTTCCGCCCAGGTGCCATTCGGCTGCAACACGACCGCTCGGGGCAGGGTGTGATACCAAACCATCCGGCCGTCCTCCTGGCCCTGGCCGCGAGCGACGGGGCAGAGCCACGGCTTACCGTCGGCGAGTTCGATCCAGTGCCCCGCCAGCGGCTTCTTGCGAATGAGGTCGTCAGGGGTTGGTGATTCGGCCGAAATGGTCCCGATCCAGTATTTCCCGCCATCGACAGACTGCCATGTCTGCTCCGCCGGCTGGTAGCGGATGCGGCCTGGCTCGATCCGGTCGGAGGCGGCAATAATCGTGCCCCGGCCGCCGTCGGGGCCTGCGCTCAGCGTCTGCTGGTGTTGGCCGCTTTCCAAGCGTCCCGCCAAGCCCTTTTGGGCGGCGGCAGTCGAGGCTTCGGGTAGGTAGTACAGGATCGTTGACATAGGAAGTTATGCGGAGAGCGAGGTTCGGATGTGGACATCGGTCCCGGTTGGGGTTCCGCCGCTGGCGTTGCCTTTGACAAATGCGGTTGCTGTGACTGTCATCGACAGTGCATTTGTGGTGCCGAGCGGGTTGGTTCCGCCCGAGTTGGAGTCCCACACATACGCCTCTCCGGCATGAACGTGGATCGTGTTGATGAGTGCGCCTCCGGCGGCGGTCGCGGCGTAAAACTTCACATCCACGTCCAGGCTGTCGGGCGTGATGTAGAGCATTTGGAGGGCCGCGTAGTAGAGCACGCCGATTCCGTCGTTGACGGTGAGGGGCGTGGCGACGGGCACCGTTACATCGAGCGGCGGCGTCTGGGCACCGGTGATTGTGTTGGTGATGTTGACGCTGGGAATCCCATTTTGGGAAACGCTTTTGGTTACTACCGTTGCGAGGGACATTTTCTAAAGACTCCTATTTCCTTTGTGATTTCGCGCCTTTGCGTGAGACTTGTGATTGATGAAAAACTATGCTCCCACGTAGGTGATCGGGTCGTTCGTCCCGTCCCACGTGACGTTTGCCTGAAGCTGGATCGTAGCCGCACCCTGGCCCGAGGCACTGAAGGGGGTTTCTTGAAACGCATAGGCGCTTCCCGACAAAGTGACTGATCCGGTATCGAAGGTGCCGCCCTGCTTGCGCTTGCGTAGCACGATTGAAAATGCCCCTTGAACGCCGAGGTAGGCAAGGAAGCTGCCCTGCTTAGAGCTAGTCAGGCTTATCTTGGGCGCAATGCTGCGGATCGTGGCGATCTGGTCCCGGATATTGCTGCTGCTCCCCTCGGTGACGACTTTTAGCCCAAAATCAATCTTGACCTGCGTCTGCTGGTCGATCACCACTCCACCGATCGTGGCCGTAAAGAGCGTCCAGAGCGATGGAGCGGGTGTCGGCAGGCTCGCGCCTGTGGATAGGGTCCATGGATCGCTCGTATCGTCGGCGGAAATCGGGTGGGCCTGATAGCTGATCGTGGCGTTCCCCTGGTGCGAGCAGCTCAATTGCTGTGGCACGAGGACACCGAGAGGAGCGGTCAGGCTGACGTGCCCGCTCGTGTCGAGCCGGCCGCCGGAGAGTAGTTTGCTGCCATAGAGGACGAGACTCTTGGTGGCCAGACTGACGCCCATCGGGCCGCAAGCACCCAGGGCGGCTTTTATGTCCTCCGTGGTAAAGCCCATCGACGGTTTTTGGCTCATGAGGGCAGTCACGCGGGCCATCACCTCGCCGCTGGTCGCCTCTTCTTTGACCTGCGATCCGAGTGCTGAGTTGATGGAGGTGATGCCGCCAAGCGTGGTTACGCCAATCGTGACGGGTCCGGATGTGTGAAGGATAAATGTCATGGGAAGATTCCTTTTGTAAGATTTACTTCATCTGTTTGTCGGCCCAGAAGCGTCGCGAGCCGAGGCCACGGACAACGGCCGCTTCGTGGATTTTTGCGAGCACGTCGGCTTCGGTGGCGGTGATCGCCATCAATTCGTCTCGAAGGTCGATGGGTGGATCGCCGGCATGGGGACCGCATCGCTTCTGTTTCGGCTTGTATTGGTTCATGTGGACCACGCCTGGCAGGGCTACGCGGACGCCCTTGCTGGTGGCGTAGATCGTGGATCGCTTCGCCCCTTCGCGGGTCCGGCCGCTAAACACCATCGCCAGCGTATGATGCAAGTTCTTCTGTTTGCGGCCGGTATAGCTCTGCCAGAAGGTTTTTCCGGTCGCGTCCTCGCCCGCCCGCATTTGGAAGCCGTACTCCTTCGCTCCCTCCTTCGTGAAGTGCTTAGCCACGAAGTTGTTGAAGAGGTGATATCCGCAGTCCTTCCACGCATCCGTCAGGACGCGGCGAAACTCGGCAACGCCCAGGTCGACGGTCGATGTCATCGGCAGTTGGTAGCGGACGTCAACGTGGAGCATGGGGGTTAATCGGGTCCGTAGGAGATTTCGAGTAGTGTCCAGTAGTACTGCCCCGTGCCACCGATCTCCTCAAAACGCTCGCGGCTGGGTCCGGCGGCGATGGTTATTTCAGCGATATCGAGATAGCCGGGCTGGTCGGCGTTGTTCGTCAGTCCGTTCGCGATCTGTCCGATGGCATTCAGCACGATCCGGTCGGCCGTTTCTGGGTCGGTGTCGGCACCGCTGGGGGCGTTCATTTCGAGTTCTACGAAGAGTTTTCCGTGATCCTTGAAGCAATAGCGGCTTACTCGCGTGAGGCGATACCCGGCGGTAGATGCGGTATAGATCAAGCAGAAGGGTCGCAGGTGGTTTTCCCATTGGGCGCGCGTGTATTCGTGACCTCCGTCTCCGTCGAGGATCTGGGGTGCCGGCGGTGCCGAGGAGAGAAAGATCCGGTTTGACGCTTCGAGCGACCCAACTACCCCCATGAAAGCCTGAAATACCCCCAAGTTCGCCAGCATCCTGCGCAGTTCCTCCAGTGCCTGGCTCATAGGGCCAAGCGGGTCCGCCAGTGGCGTGCGGACAAACGGCGTTAAGTGGGTAATGGAAAAAGGCATGAGGGTCGCGAGGGATTCCAGTGGGTTAGGCGGTCGTTGTTTTTCGCAGACAGGGTCGGCCGGCGAGGATGTCAGTCAGTTTCCCTAGGGCTAGGGAGTTGTTGTCCATCGCAATTGCGGCCTTCAGGAGACCAGTCTCTGTCTTGACGTGCATCTCCGTGAGACTTGTTTTTTGAAAATCTTCCACGCTGGTTAGTCGCTGCGAGAGATCATCCTTCTCCGCAAACATTTTTTTGATCAGCCACGTCATGGCGGCTAACGTGAACAAGAAAGTCACACAGAGCAGCACGGCGGTCCAGCCGGATGCTTCGGCTGCCTTGATGGCAACGTCCGCGCCCGGGATCTGAGCAATTAGGTTCATGTTCTTCGGTATCCTTGCCTCGTTTTCTCGCGTGTGGCGACGCGATAGGCTTCCACCTGGGTCCACGACAATGACATGCTGACGATAGCTTCAACCGTGTACAGGAAACCCTCGATCGTAAGCTGGTCGTGGAGTCGCACGTCTGCAATATAGGCTCCGCCGCCGGCTGCCGCGGCGGTCCGTGGCAGGGTAATGTGGCGGACGTAGCGGGTTTTGGTTCCGTCGATCTCGACTAGTGACCGCGATTCCTCGTACCCGATGATCGCCGCGACAGTAAGCGGATTGCTACCGTCGGGCGAATAGTCGAGCGTGTCGGCCAGATCGTCTATGAGCTGGCTGGCGGAGTCGCCGAAGTGGTCGGTGAGGTTGGACATAATAGGGGAATCGTTGGGCGTGGTCCGGGACGCGGGGATATTCGCCCCCTGGCCTCAGACCACGCCCCACGTCCTTTTTCTACGCGGTTACGCTGGTGATCAGCGTGCCGGCCTCGGGGTGGAAGATCTTCACCTGGCGGTCGTTGCGGGCACGGATCGTGCCACCGCGGCGGTTTTCCTCGCGGTACTCCTCGACGATGACGCCGGGGGTGCTGTCTTCTCCGCCCGGGATCTGGGCGTTTTCGTCGGTCCACATGAAGGTCCGGCCAATCGTTGGCTCGGGCGTCTCGACATCGATCTCCTTGGAGACGTGGCAGACCATCGCCATGGTCGGATCCCAGATCCGGGCCATCGTTGCGGTCTGTCCCTCGTCGGCCGAGTTCTTGATGCCACGCCCGACCAGGATCTCGTCGAGCAAGAGCAGCTCGCAGAGTGCGGGAAGCCGCTGAATGTACTGCTTCGGATCGTCGTGACCCGAATACTTGAGCAGGTCTTGGATCTGGCTGCAACGGCAGAGCTGAACCAAGGCCCAATCGCTGAGGATCAGCGTGTTGGGGAGGGTTCCGCAGGCGAGTAGCACGACTTGCCGGGCTGCGTCGATGTCGTCGATCGGCTTGGCCGATGCGTGCGTGGTCCATGGAGTGGCCGCGGCGGCGTTGGAGAACGTTCCGGTGGCGAAGACGGCCGAGGCAACGTCGGCCTCATAGGCCAACAGGACGCGGTTGATCGCCCGCATGGTGGCGAAGTTCTCCAACTTGATGACGTTGGAGTAAACCGCCAACTGGCGATCATCGACCGGTTCCTCGACGCCGTGGTCTTCCGTGGCGTAGGTGTCGGTATCGAAGAGGAAGTTACCTCGCTTGTAGCCGGTGTAGGGCGCGCGCTTGGTGTCCTCGATCTTGGTGAGCAGGCTGGCGACCTTCACGCGAAGGTAAGACGCGGCTTGCATGGCCACCGGCGCCGGAGGCAAAACCTTCAGGCCGATGAACTTCTTTTGGTTGGCCAGCAGGTTGAACTCGCCGTACGAAAACGACAAGTCAAAACGCTGGATTGCGGTACGGGGAGCGGACATGTTAAATTCTCCGGGTTCGGGGGTGGTGACAATGGAGAATTTGGTTACGTATCGAAATCCCAGACAATGGAAGAAAAAGAATCAGTCGGGGCCGTGCCGGGTGAGTCCATTGTCAGTGCCCACCCGGCACGTTTCGCCCCTGGGGATGCTGGTTATTAGCCCTTGATGTTGAGGAGCATTGCGACGGCGCCGATCTGAATGACCGCGCCTGTGGTGCCTCCCGTGTCGGTGCAGATGCCAACGATCTCGATGTCGAGAACGTCGCCCGCCACGAGACCGGTCGGCGTGATCGCGAAATCTCGATTGGCGTAGGTCGCGGAGAGCGTGATGAGCGAGGTGGTCACCAGGTTGCTTCCGACGCCGGCGGCACCGTCGGTCTTGTAGGCCGTGGCGACGATCGTGCTTCCGACCGTGGCGAGCACGGACGAGCGACACTTGATGCGCACGCTGATCGCCGCACCGGAGACGTACTCGGCCGACAGGACGAACTGAAAGCGGGCCTTGTCGGTCTTGACGTTGCCGCTGGCGGCCTCGCAGACCACGATGGAGGCAGCGGATCCCAAGGTACCTATCGTGAGACCCATTGCACCGCTGGGGGTGCCGGCCGATGCCCCAAGCTGGGTGCCGGTGCCGGTCGCTTCGAGGCTGGCGAGTTTGACACCGTAGACGGCGGCGGTGTCGGTGGTAAGCTGTGTGCGGGGGACGGCACCGGTGATGCTGGCACGTTGGGGCAGGTACTCGATGATCGAGCCATCGCCGGTTGCGGCCTGCAATGCGATGCCGCGGACCAACGTACCGCTGGCGGCGAGCTTGCCGCTGGCCCCGGCATAGACCGTGGCGTATTGTGTGATCGCTTCGCTGACGACGCCTTGGCGACTTGCCTGATCGTCGAGCGGGATGACGGCCGCACAGGTGTCGGTCGTGAGGACATTCTGTTCGAGGACGCCGACTTCATCGTCGGTCGATCCGGCAAGTGCCAGCACGCTCGACGTGATCTTCACCCGCAGGAACTGAGCGAAACTCCCGCCCGGGGTGACTGGCAGCGTGATACTGCCGATTTGCTTACGCATGGTTTAATCTCCGAAAAAAGGTATTGGTGGTTGATGGTTGGTGGACTGCCCACTTTCTCACTTGGCTGCGGGGAGTCGGTCGTACTTCTCTTCGATCAGGCGGCGCCCGACCTTGCTGGTGTTGCAGGCCACGAGCCACGCCTGGTGCAACTGGGGCAACTTGTTGGCGATGAACATCACCACATCGCGGCGATCGGCGACGCGGCCGGTCTTGACGCGGTTTCGCATTTCGAGGTTGACGGCCGCGTCGAAATGCTTAAGGACTTCCGAGGCTTCCATCTCGCTATAAGCGAGATCGATTGGGCCGCTGGAATCTTGCTTGTCCTCGTCGTCATCGACCGGCTTATCTTTTCCTTTGGCCTTCTTGCCGGTGGGGATGCTGACGCCTGGCTTGTGGCCGGCGGCTGCGCCCGACTTGACCTGATTCTCCAGGTCGGTGATCTTGGCTTGCTGGGCGACCATGTAGGCCGTTGCGGCCTGCTCGATCGTGGCATCGGCTTCCTGCTGAGCAACGAGGAAGTTATTGTCTGCGCCCGGGCAGGCGGCCTTCAATTGCTTGAGGGTAGCGGCGACGGGGGTTGCGGTGATATCCGACATTTTCGGACTCCTTGGGGGTAGTGGTTGAGGATCTGAAGTTAGGGGCTGAATCAACCCCACGGGAGTATTGCGGAATCGCTTATCGGTGATGCTGGCGGCGATCGTGACGGATGGCAGTAAGTTCGTGCAGAAGCCGCGTTCGAGGCAGGTCGCGCCGTCCATCCAGGTTTCATCATCCATCCAGGCGACGATTTCCTCCGGCGTTCGGCCGGTCCGCTGGGCGTAGATCCCGACCAGTGCGGCCTTCACCTGATCGAGGACGTCGGCCTTCTTGCGCATGTCTTCCGAACCGCCGCCGACGTAATCGGCGGGGTTGTGGATCATCATGAAGGCGTTTTCTGGCATCTCGATCACATCGCCCGCCATGGCGACGACCGAGGCCATGGAGGCGGCGATCCCTTCCACGCGAGTGATGATCTTCGCCTTGTGGTTCTGGAGCATGGCCAGCACGGCCATCCCCTCCCAGACGCTGCCGCCGGGGCTGTTGATGCGAAGGGTGATCTGGTGGACGTCGCCAAGGGCCGTGAGCTGCTCGTTGAACTGGCGGGCACCGACACCAAAGAAGCTGTCGATCTCGTCATAGAGACAGATCTCGGCGAGGCCGTTTCCGTTGTTCGTGATGGAGCACTTAGGCATGATTTACGGAGTCTCCTTCGTGGCCGGGGTGGATTCGGAAGGTTCGGAAGTTCCCGCGGATCCGGCTGGCTCGATGTCGTCCGGTCCTTCTTTGCCGGTGAGCTTGAAGGACATGCCTTCGGGGAATGGACGGCTCATCAATTCGCGGTAGTGAACGGTCTGGCCGTCATTAAATTCGGTATTGAGCTTGGCCGTCAATTGCTTCGCTCGCCGGATGACGCGGTAGTTCTCGGAAAGGATCTCCTTGTCGACTTCATCCACGTCGAGGCCGTTACGGGCCATGATTCTCCGGCGGCTATTGAGTCCTGCGGCCGCTTCGGCCATGTCGGCCTGCACATCTTGGAGCGGTTGAATGTAGGGCCAGGTGGGGGCGTGCCAGTCGTGGGCGAATATCGCGGGACCGAGTTTTCGGAACATGTTCCGCAACACCTGGTCATCGGCGATCGCGCGGCGGACCCGCCACTTCCAGACGTCGGCATGGAAATGGGTCGAAAGCCACTTCTGGAAATCCCTGAATCGGATCTTCGCCTGATCCATCGCACCGCGCCATCCGCTGAAGTTGGTCTTCGTCGGGTCGAGGAGGAAGACGCAGAGCGGCATGTCGAGGTTAATCGATATGAATGTCAGAACGAGGGCGGCGTGTTGGAAGAATTCGGCGTTCGGAATCGCCGGGGAGAACCCGGTGATTTTTTCGCCCGCCACATCGGTATAAATGTCCTGGCCTGGCTGCGTGGCACGGACGCCCGTTTGGATCCCAGACGGTGGCCAGTTCTGGCCATTCCCTGCTCCGGCACCGGTGCCGAGCGGCGGGGCGACTTCGCCAGAGTATTCGTGCAGGAAGGTGTAGCAACTCGCGGCCTGTGCCTTCACAAGCTGGGCGAATGCCAGATCGTCCATCATGCCGCAGGTATCGGCGGGGGCAGCAAGGGCGGTCACGCCTCGCGTCATGCTCAGCCGATCGGGGCGATACATGTGGAGGACGTTCGGCCATTCGTAGCCGGCGAAGTCGGGATCTCTGTCCTTCGCGTAGGCTGGATACTTCGTGACATCGCTGACCAGGCGGACGGATTGGTGAATCTCCCAATCGCGATTCGTGAGCCAGTATTCGGTGGGGCGGCCGTCATCGTTGGCGACAATGCCGTGGACGCAGTGAGTCTTATTGTTGCGCGTCGCGTTGACCGGGGTGCGGCATCGGTGATTCTCCGCACACCAGAGTCGGCCTTCCTTGGTCGGCAGGACGAACACGTCGCCATCGACAACCGTGTGCTGGACGATCAGCTTTTCCATGTCCCAAAAGGTCTTGGTACCATCCTGAGAACATGCTTTCTTATTGTTCGCCCACTCGGCCCAGCGTTGCTGGAGGTCGGTATTGAGCATGCGGTCGCCGGTCTTGGCGGCGGGGATGAATCCGCCCTGGACGATGTTGGCGGTCATGCGTCGAACAGCCTGACCGAGGACGACATTGTTCCGCATCAGCTCGCGGGCCAGCTCGACCATCTGGAAGTAGGCGACCTGGATCCGGATATGCCAATCGGCACCGGTCCCCTGGGGGATGATGCCGACACGAGTGCGGCGATAGATCGACGGTCGCGCGGCATCGTAGTCGTTTCTCAGCGAGAAAAAAGACTTAGCCAGGTTGGAGCGGTCATCATTACGCATAATTTCAGCCGTAATAGGGACCGGGGTAGGTTGGCTGGAAGTAATCGCCACGGGAGAAGACCCTAACCGGCGGTGCCGAGGATCGGTTGCCAGCGGCGAAGATCCAGCGTTTGCAGTCAGCGATCTGCCGCTCGATGACGCCTGGGTCGATCTCGATCTCTTCGGAGCGGTTCCCGTGCGCGACCTTCTTCGATAGGCGGATGAGCAATTGACGGCAAGCCCCAATAAAGGCCTCCGCCTTGGCCAGGCTTCCGCCCGATAGATCGTAGTCGGCGTTATCGTAATAAGCCGCCTTGACCTCGTGCAACGTGCTCGTGGAGTCGATGCTCATGCGCTCAATATAAGCACTCGTTACATCGCGCCTAGGGCTTTTGAGCGATCCGGAGCCGGATTGAGCGGATAGTTTTGGCGTTGTCTAAAAGGGAATCGCCGGGATAGAATAGAGGCGGAGGTAAACGCGATGAAGAAAAGCAACGAGGTTCACTGTCCGAAGTGCCGGCAGCCGATCGTGGCCAGCGGGGAACTGGCAATTGACGGGCATACTCTGGCGGTCTATCAGTGCGATACCTGCACCAAGCCGTGGCAGTTTGACGGGGATACATTCGATGTAGCCCTGACATTTGCCCTCGATCAGGACGGGCAAATCCTCGATGGAGAGACTGGCCTGCCTTTGGCGATACCTCCCAAGCCCTCGACGAACTAGACAAGAAACGAAAAAGGACGCCCCAGGCGATGGCTGGGACGTCTTGACGAGGTGTTGGGGGCCGCTAGCGAATCACTTCAGACTGCCAGAAACTCAAGGCACCTTTGGCGGGGATCGGGTCGGCAAGCAATTGGGGGTTGGCGAGAATGAGGCAGTAAGGGCCGACGGCGAAGGGGTCGGCGACCAGCTCGTCCGTTCGGAGCACATTCACCAGATCGACGCTCCCTAGAATGACCCCCCGGGGGAATTCGTCGGGGGACCCGATCCCTAGGTTGGCGAATAGGGCGCGGGCCTCGGCGTCCGACTTCATCGAGTTTCCGGCATGGATCGCCAAGGGGCCGCGGTAGTGGGTGTTCCAGGTGCGGTTTTCCACGCGCTTGTAGCCCTGCATGATGGCCCAGGCCCAGGGGGCATGGATGGTGAGCGTTTTCATGGATGCGATTTCCGAAAAGCAGCCCGCGCGCCGCCTTTCGGCAAACCGGTGATTAGTCGGGACGCGCGGGCAGGAATCGGGGCTAGGCGTTGGCGGAGATTGCGGAAATCCGATTTGCAATAGCTTCTGCGATTTGATCAACGAGCACATCTTCGGCAATCAAATTATCGCATTCATCCTCGTTTTCTTCCGTGCAATCCTCGCAGGAATAGCCGCGATTTACGGCAAGCACAAACAGGCTTTCAGGCCCTTGCTTCTGGTAGTATTCATCGGGCGAGCACTCGTTTTTATTCCGTGTGCGGTATTCGCCGGTTTGCGGATCGCAGATCAAGGCAATATCGCGGCCGATGTTTGCGTTGTGGGTCGCGCGCGAAAGAAGGCAAGCTGCATCGGCTGCATCTACCGATTCGAGATTCTCAATTGCGTTCGTCATTTCCTCATTCTCCTGCCGGTATCACCGGCTGCTGTCGATCGTGGTTCGGTCGTTCGCCTCACTCACTCTCGATTGATTCATTATATCACCTAATCGACGAATTACCATATAGCCGTTAGTATGGCAATCCCTCGAAAATCGGATTAGGTCAGAAGCCCTTATATATCAAGGACTTAGGCATGTCGGATATTTTTGGAATTTGACTGAAAATGCCGCACGAGCGCGACGCGGGGAGGGCAAACGCGGAAAACGCTAGTCGTAAGCCATTAACCGATAAGGGGTTCGGTAAATTCGGCAATATCCGGGCCGAAAAAGGGGCTTTCAGAAAGGACAAAAAGCCTTGACGGGCAAGACTTTAGCCGATTATTTCGCGTGAAATGGAGCGTGCAGGTCGGGATTGCGCCGCCATCGCCTCGCTGGAAACGAGGTGCTCTACTCTCTGAGCTATGCACGCATTTAGAATCAGGATTAGTTTTTGTTTTTTGGCTGTTTTCGTTTCCGTTGCCTGATCGGCAATTCGTGATCGGTGGGCATCGCGGGCAGTGTACCATTTTCCGCCAATTTTGTACGCAGCAATATACTCGGATCGGCTCAACACCTGCCACCCGCTGCCCCGGTACGCGGCAGCGGCCTCCTCACCCTCGCAATAGGTTAGCAGACAGTATATCTGTGGATAGGCCTGGCGGACAAGACGGCCGGCGATCGCCAAGGCTCTTGACTCCGAGTTTTTTGGGGGCACATCCGTTAATACCATTTTGCGAAGCTCAAGAACATCACACTGTCGAAGTGCGAGAGCCGTAGTGGCGTGATTCGTTGAGGGCGAGCCGAATGTCAGCACGCCCTCGCAACGGCCCGAGTAGAATGCTCCGAAGGCAAACTTAAAGGCCCCGCCGGCACCGAGTGGATGATGTCGCTTCAGGAACGCGACGGCATCCACGTTACTGATTCGGGCAATGCGAAGATTGATCTTGAGTTCGCTCATGCGATGCGGATTCTGTTCATCAATGCCTTGCCCAGGGCCGGAGGCAGCTTCTCTTGCGAACGCAGTCCGAGGAAGCGGAGGAGTTTGGGCACGTCGGCATCTTCGTAGGGAAGGACGACAGTGTGTCTGGTAGTTTCCTCGATCGCGGGTAGTGGCTCATCAAGCTCCTGGATCTCAGGCGTTGGGGCCGCCGATGGCTGTTCGAGATCGGCCAACAGCAGCTCGCTGTAGAGATCCGCATTCTCGTCGCGCACCTCCGCCAGCAGCTCGTCGAGTACTTGCTGATTCCAGTTGGCCAGTTCGGCGGTTCGGTTGTCGGCGAGGGAGAAGCCGCGTTGCTGCTGAGAATCGTGATCGACCCAGACGACGGCGATGGTGGACCAACCGAGGGTCTGAGCAGCGAGGTAGGTGCCGTTGCCGGCCTCGATCTGACTATTCTGCCGGTTAGCGACAATCGGCTTGACCTGGCCAAACTCCCGGAGGCTGGCGGCGATCGCCGTGAGGTTGGCGGCGGAGTGCTCGCGGGCGTTCTTGGGGTCGAGATGTACTCGGTCCATCGCCACGGCGAGCGGGCGGAGCTGCTCGGCGATGTGGGAATGGGGATCGTGGGTCGTTAAGTGGATGGGCGACTTCTTGGCCATTAGACGCCGCCTTTGGTTGCGATTGCGTCGGCGACCTGCTCGAAGACCCAGCGGACGACGTCGGCCCGGGATGAGCCGACGTGCTTTCCGCACTTGAGCCGGGTGTTATTTTGGTCGAGGGCTTTCCAGAGCCGGCGGAAGGCGATCGAGGCGGCGGGACCGAGCCGCAGGTCGAGCCGCATTTCCCGCTCCAGGTAGCCGACGGGCTGCTCACGCGAGATCGGAAGGACGACGGCAATGAGGTCCGATCCGATCAGTGTGAAGGGGATAGACTGAGGGATAGGGTCAGGCTCGTGCGGAACTAGATCGCATGAAGGGATCGAAGCGGCGACGGCGGGTGGGTCGGTATACGCGGCTTCTGCATGGGCCTCACGGATTGAATCTTCATCGTCTTCCGGAGGGGCGTTGCTGAGGGCGGCTAGCCAGGCACGTGGGTTTTCGGTCTTGCGGGCCTGAGCGATCATCTCATCGACCGGCATCCCGATAGTCACGGAGGTTAGACCGAGTTCTTTGCAGTATTCGCGGAGGGCTTTGAAGCTGATTGCGTCGCTACTTTCGGACATTGGAGCTACTTTCTTTCATTAACCATGAACGGCCTGCCGTCGGTGGCAAACCGTGATGGGGCGGCCTCGCGGGTCGGTGCCTGCGGAGGCGGTGGCGGGGGAGCGATCAGCCGAACCCCAAGGGCGTGGCCGATCGCACAACAATTGTAATAGTTATCGAAGTGATGGTTCGATCGCGAGAGGCGGACCCATTTTCGGACCAGCCCGCGATTGGGAAGAAATTCCTCGACTTCCTTTTCGGAGGTGAGATGCTTACCGAGGCGGATATGCTCGTTGCGGTCGGTCGATCCGTAGAAGGTCATGGCACCACCTTGGAGATTCCCGGCATCGTCGGTGATCGGCGTGGCGAGGCGGCGATGCCCCCACGATTTCCAGTAATCGGCGTTGACTTCCACAACCCAAGCACGCTCCGTGGGGAACCAGACGATATGGTAATCCTCTCCCACCAGGCGTATCCGCTTGTTGATCGCGGCAGGGCGGGAGTACCGGCGTCCATACTGCGCTCCGTCGCCGCACCCCATCGCCGCCTTGTAGCGAGGGCCAGACTCGCCGCAGAATGCGAATATTCCTTGCGACTTGTAGCGGGCATCGATCCAAACCTGCTCAGGAATCCGCCTATCAGACGTGCCATCGACCACGAAACCAGGCTCGATGATCTGATCTCGGAAATCGCGGAGGGCCAGCAGGATCGCCCGGGCGATGTCCATCGAGTCGCCGGCGACCTCGAAGGTACCATAATCGACGATATGGCCACGGCCGTCGGGAAGCCAGGCCATGAGCATCCAGTAGGAAACTCGCTTGCCGATGTCGATGTGCATGACGAGGGCCTGGGCGTCGGCGGGGACGATCCCCTTGCCGGGGTCTTGCATTCGCAGGGCGAGCTTGGCGGCTTCGAGCGGCGTTTCGTCGACGGCCGGCGGTACGTGGGGGATGACCCAGACGAATTGCACCAGCTCCCGCTCGGCGGACTCGTTGTCTTCCGCCCGCAGTGCCTTCCATTCCTTGGCGCCGATCGTGTCGGGAAACCAAAGGAGGTTATTGAATGCAGACCAGCGGAACCCGAGGGTCAGCGTGTCGGGGGCCTCGCCGCTGATCGTGCCGTCGGCGTCGATCGACTGACCACGGTGCAGCAGCCGGCCCGCCTCGTTCATTGTGCGGCGTTCGGCGGCGCTGATCGGTTGGGCACAGGACGGGCAAACGAAGTGGGCTAGCCGCATGGCCTCGATTTCGGTCGTTGCCTGCTGCCAGCCGAGGAGATGCTCACGCTCGGGGGCGACATACTGCCGGCAGTGCGGGCAAGGGCAGACGATGCGGGACTGCGTGCCACGTGTATATTCCTGCCAGATCCTCCCCTGCTCCGTGGAAACGGTGCATTCGCCGTAGAAATTCCGCTCCAGGATGCCCCAGGCACTGGACCGGTTCTCCATCTGTGTCACCGGGTCGGTCTCACGGGAGGATTCGCCCGCCTGATCCATCTTGTCCAGCTCGGTGGTCACGACGACGCGGGAGGTGTAGCTCGACCGCTTCTCATCGCCTCCGCCGGCCGACATGAACTTGAGTTCTGCACCGTTCTTGAACTTGATCGATTCGAGGTTGCCTATTCCATCGCGACTGCCAGGGCCGGAGGTTGGGAGCAGCTCGCGGAGATCGGGCGAGGATAGAATGACCGGCTTGGTTTCCTTATCCCATTTGTCGTGGTTCACATCCTGGGTTGGAGCACCGGCGATGGTCGTCTCTTGCAGCTCAAACAGGTGATAGAGCTGTGGAACGACGAAGCAAATTAGAGATTTCCCGCTCTGTACGCAACCGGTGGTGACGATACGGGGCCACTTGCCGCTATCCATGGCGTCGAGCAGTAGGGCCTGAAAGGGCTGGGACTCGGCACGCCATAACTGATCGCGAAGCGGCCCCTCAGAAGGTACGAGTACTTGCTCGCACCATTGGCGGCGGGTCCGGATTTCACGAGTTCGAGCCGACGTCAGGCACCACCGAATCTCCGCGGCGGTCGTCTGATCGATCGGGCTTAGTTGAGTTGCCATCAGCAAAAACAGAATCCACTTCACGTTCCGCATCCTCTAGTGCCTGGTTGAGTATGCGTAGGGCTGTCGGCCCAAACTGCCGCTGGAGTGTTTCGCCAGCCCGACGCAGGACGCCGGCGACCCGAATCCAGCATTGATGCGACCGCTCGCGGCTGACAAGGGCCTGCTCGCGCTCGCGACGGTCGAGCCGCACCAGTAAGGCGCGTTCTTTTCGGTATCGCTCGGCCCAATTAGAATCGCCCTGGACGAGCACGTCGTCGTCGCCAGGCTTGAGCTTAGTGGCGTTGCGTGCCAGGAAGTCGTGTAGCCAGCGGGCGACGGCACCCAGGTCGATGACTGAGCCGAGGACCGGGAGTTGATAGCGACTGGCCTGCTCGTCCAGGATCTTGTGTTGCCGGCCGCTGAGCTTGACCCAGTGTTTCTTGGGGATCGTCGCGTAGTATCGCCAGCGGTCGGCCTCTTCGGCGGCGACGCGGAACCGCTTGAGTGCTGCGGCTTCTGGCGGGTTGAGCTTCTCGCCGGCCTTGGTCTTGCGGAGGGCGGCGGCAACCAGATCACGGTCGGCGGCGTCGGGTTGTGACTGCATATTTTTGGCATATTCACTATTTTGCGATTACCTACCGGCCGGCACCGGTTTTGTGTATATAAA